TGGAAATTCCTACAACGGTTGGGTAAGTAGGAGCTACTCCACTTTTAAATTCCGTTGCATAAGGTTTAGTGAAAACTCCTTCAATCGTCCAGGTTGAACGAGCCAGAGAAGAAGTATACCAGATTGGATTTTGTGCGGATGAATCTAAATAATTATAGGTAACGGATCGATCAACATAATCAGAGTTACTACTTGGATAAAACCAAGTGATTTCTCCAAATAAAGCATTCACAGCTACGTGAACTTGTTGATTAGCGTTAGCGTTAATATCTTCAAAGACATAGTCTTCAACCAGACAAGGCATTAATTGTACCCGTCCTCCATCAAATTTATAAAACCCTGTAGGGCCCATCCAGTAAGCTATACCATTGACTTCGGCAGCTGCATGTTGGCTGGACATTCCGCAATTGGTTCCCATTTGTTGAAATCCAAATGTCAAAGGAGGTCCAATAAATTTCATGGTATACATGGCCGTATCTGACCAAAGATATACCGCCGTCCTTCCAACAATACCTCCCATTAATTTAGAACCATCAGTAAGTCTTTGACTACCTGCAGTATTACTTGCCGTCGGTGTCCACTCAGTTATAGATTCTTGATCAGACCAACGAACAAACATATCATCTTGAGTGCTTGCGGTTTGAAGCGTGGTCTCTGTTCCAACACAGATTAAATGACGATCGGGCGTCGAGAGAACCATGTCCCTTGAAGCTGTTGGAACTTCTGTTCCCGTTACCAGAACAGCCCTAACGGTTAAGTTAGGAAGAGAAGGCTCCCATTGAAAAATTGTTTTGTTATGAATAAGGGCTAATAAATTTTCACCATAGTTGAGTAGTCGCCATTGAGCTGGTTCAATAATGATATTGGATGAAGCACTGGCGCTACCCCAACCAATATAGGTTGTGGCATCGTAGGTTGTAGTGCCGTCAGTATGAAGAGCGGTAGAGGTTCCATTGGTTCCTCTGACAATTCCATTTAAGGTGTTGCTCGTAATGCCGGTATAGGTAATTAATTCAGAGTCAACTAGAATGATACCTGCAGCAGTAAATCCTGTGGTGTCAGTTAAAACAATATCGGTTCCTGATCCTCCGGTTCCATAGATGTCATTCTTTAACTCTCCATTTAAAGTTGTAGAAATAGTAGGAATAGTTGTACCACTCCAAGTATTCGTGCCCCAGCCATATCCATAAGTTTGAATAAGAGGACCAATCACATAATAAAAATCAATCGTAAGAGTTCCTGAGGGTCCTGCGGTTGAACCCGCATTGCTTCCCATAGTAATTTCTAGAGTAGTAGCAGTGGGAGCGGCGGTGACTTCAAAAAGTATATCATCAAAATCAGATGCACTAAAACCTCCAGGCACAGAAATGGCACTAGAACCTAAAATAATATCTCCCGCCTCTGCTCCGTGGGCCGTGGATGTTGTAAGAGTAACGGTGGGTGAACCACTCGCAGTCGTGAATGTGGCCCCTGTTTGTTGACGCGAGGTATCGAGAGGAGTGATATCGTAGAACGCTCCTTCAAAATAAATATAAAGACATTTGTTGGTGCCAATGGCTGCGTACTTATTACCGGCTAGATCGACCCAGGTATGTTGATCCCGGCCAGCTCCGATTAAGTTGTCCCCAACGAGTTGTTCCCAACCCCCTACTTTTTCAGGGAAGCCATAACGAAATCGGGTATAATCTGCATTCACCCATTTTGCTTCGGCCCCTGTGTCTGAGGATTGTTTATCTAATCCTGGTAGTAGTCTGATTTTATGTAGCATAGAAAATCCGTTTCTATTACAAATATACTATATTTTTGAGGAGATCAACAGAAAGACCTTATTTAAAGTAACCGGCTTTTTTGCTCCATATATTAACAAAGCTCTTACCTCCGGCCGTATTAACTAATACCAGCCATCCTGCTTCTTTTATGATTTCCCCATGTCCCTTATCCCACAGCATAAGTACACTTTCAGGAACATGAAACATTTCTTTTATTTCGGATTCAGTTTTTAAAGATCTGCCTTTAAATTTATTATTATTAGGGCTAAAATGAGTAATAATACATTTGATTTTTTTAATACCTAAACGGAAGGCAGCCTCAAGTCTGCTTTTACCTGCTCTAACAACAAAACCCCTTCTCTTTTGGGGGGAGTCATACCACAGGTGAATGGGGTCTTTTATCCCTACTTCTGAGATAGATTTATATAGAAGATCACGAAAAATTTTCTCTTTTCCTTTCCAGTCACCTTTACAGGGACGAGATACTAATTTTGATATATCTATTTCGGTATAAAAGTTTCGAGGCATCATTTATACCAGCCATTTTCATAGTCAATAGCCATAACTTCCTTAGCTTTTTCTTGTTGTTCTTTGGTAATGGTCCGTGGTTCGTGTTCTCTGAGCCGTGTTTTCTGTATCTTTTTTCCACCGAGTTGTTCCAGGAATGGAAGCAACTTAGTATCAATCTCCTTCATGTTCCACACATGGGTATAGATACTTGGATCAGGGCCCAGCATGTCCGTGTTGGTTCGGCAATGAATTCTAATGTAGTTATCTTTTAATGGGTGTGGATAGGTATCTAAGAAATGATCTAAACTATTAAGACCAGGTTTAGATTCTTGACAATAATAAAAGCCACTAATGATCTTGTCGATCGGATCCCGGTACACGGCGATACGAATCTCACATTCTTTTAATTCTTTATGATAAGATTCAAAGCCTTTCTCGCGTCCGATATAAGAATCTTGTCCACAATAATCCTGAACATTGGTGCCACTGTGGTACGTAGGTTTTTCATTCCAGAGAAGCTGACCGAGATAGTTAATGATGGTGGTGGATCCTGCTTTGTTATTCCTGACATACCCCAGACGTTTACCTCCTAAGGTGACACGAATCAAAGCCATTATTTTATAACACCCAGGAGCGGTCGTTTATCAAAAAGATTAGTCTTAGCATAGGGACCGTTGGCATGATTATAATGTAGAAAGACTTGGGAACAAATGTTTCCTTCAAAAGGTTTTCGCCAGTGTTCAAGTTCACAACCAGAATAAATCAACATGTCTCCTATTTTTAAATCGACCTGGATTCCTTTCGGAGCTCCGGGTTTAATGGTTTGTTTAAACTCATCAATGACAAAGTCACCTCCTGATGGATCAAGAAAAATAGGCCATGGATCTCCTCCTAAATGTAAGGTTGTAGAGATTTCACAGCTCGGTCTATCTTTATGTCGTCTTAAAATATTTCCTTTTTCGTAAAGTCGTGTGTACGAATACGTTGGAACTAAATCCATTCCTGTTTTAGCTTTCATCATCGGAATCATATACATGAGTAAAGTTTCCATCACCCAGTCTGCATATTTAGAATAACACCCTGGAACTTGTGGATCATTTCGTCTACCCATCCATGGGCCGCGATCCAAAAGAGGATTAGCGCGATCGATTTTATTATGTTTAACCATCAAATCCACAGCATCCCGCTGGAGCATCATATAATTAAAGATAAAGTTTGCAAGCCCCTTGGAAAGGGCGCCTTTGATGACTTGATATTTTTTTGTTTTAAAACTCATACAGCCAAGGGCTTTCCATCTTTATGAATTTTTATAAATTTCTTACAGGCATCTTTTAAAGTTTTTATCTCTTCATCAGGAACTATTTCTATTTCATACTCCTTAATACCTAAGATACAACCTGCAATAAATCTTCGCATTCCTATACAAAGTCTATATTTGCCATCTTTTTCAGTGCATATTAAAGGGTTAAGTATTCCATTTTTTTCAATATCAATTTTAAGTTTTTTCCAATTGTCATTTTCCGTTTGGCTCATCCTGCCTTTTTCTGTTTGCAGGTGCCTCTCTCTAAAGACAATTAAGTCTTTATGGACTTTCATTTTTGTAGAAAATTAAAAGCAACGGATACTCTCCAGCTTTTTTCTCCCTTTAATTTTGATCTATTAACTTCAACGCCATGAGAAACCCATGAAGGAAATAGAGTTGCCACTCCTTCTAGGGGTGGATACTTTACCACTTTCCAAAGTTCTCGGGGAAGATTATCCACTGTTCGGGGCATTATCAGATTAGGACCAGGTCGAGGATCCTCTACCCACAGATGAGACTCCCTGTCATCTTTTGGAATCTGCACATAGTATACTCCTGCAACAACTGTATTAGGATGAATATGATGCATGTTAAACCCATGTCTAAAATTAATATTAGCCCACATGTTACCCAGTTTGACCGCAGGCATATAGCCTAGATCTTTGAAAACTTCTTCAGCCATAATAAACATTTGTTTCATTAGGGGTTCGTATTCAGGTTTATGATTCATGTCTGTTTGACTATGCCAGCCATCAACGTTGGTTTTACTTACACCTTTTGGATCTTTTGTCCTCCAGGCTTTGATGTCTTTAAAGAGCTGCTTATTTAATTCTTTGGTTCCTTGAAGCTCCTTCATATAAATAGGAGTGGGAAATAAAACCTCTCGTCTGAGTCCTGGAAATTTAGTTTCTATCATTATGTGAGTGGGGGTCCTCCAAACCATATCGTCAGTGAGTGCCGTGTGCCCTTCTTTACGGGCAAAACCCGATGAGGAATGAAGCTCGCAAAGAATATAGCATACCCTTGTTTTAAAGACAGGGTTCTTTTGTGGTCGACAATCTGAAATTCTCCCCCCTTAAATTCTTTAGGGTCATTTAAAAGTATACACATCGACATCTTTCTAACTAGGGGTTCCTTTGACATTTCATAGTTGCTGTCTGTATGCCAGTCATAATGTTGCTTTTTAGAATAACTGCTAAACTGTCCAACCTCTCCAATCTGGAGCTGGTAAAAACCCATGTGTTTATTGTTAACGATATGCATCCAGCGTTCCACTCGAGCATACATCCAATGGGCTTGCTTAAAAGGAATCCAGGAAAGAGCCGTTTTTCTTATTTTATAATTTTTCTTACCTTCTTCACGTACCGGTCCTCCAATTCGTGCATCACGTTGGGGCAGATTTCGGCCAAGGTCTATAATCTTATTACATTCATCGATTGAAAAAACAGGATCGGTTGCTTCTACCAGATAAGTTTTCCATGGGGGTTCTTTAATCACCATGTTTAATCTTTTTCTTTTTAGTTTGAGATAAAAGTTCTCCAGACTTTCTTAGACGTTTTAAGGTGTCCAGCTGACCTACAAGATTAAATACTTCGGGTTGAGTGGTTCCTGGAGTAATGGTTTTATTCATATGCTGCAAACGATCCAGATAGGAATCAGACTGATGGGTATTAACATCCTTGGTGTCAAAGGAACCATCGTCAAATTCCTTTTTTAATTTAGACCAGGTTATAATTTCTCTCATTCGATGCTTAGCAATAAGTTCCATGTTCGCCTTACTATAATGTTCCTGTTCAATTTCAATTTCTAGTAGTTCCTGTTCGAGAGGATCTTTTTCTTTTTTTAATTTTTTGTAAAGTTTTTTAATTTCAACAGCAGCTTTTCTGGCGTTAAAAGAAAGCTGCATCAAATTTTCGAAGTGGCTATTTTGTTCCCGGACCGATTGCCAGTATTTAGAGGCATTCGTTCCGTGTTTATTATCGGATAAAACTGAAAAACGCATCTCTGTTTCCGTTCGAAACATTTGTTTTTTCATCCACGTATCCTGAAGTTCAGGAACCATCTTTTTAAATTCAGACGCCTGAGACTTATCGAGTATATTCATAAGGTGTTTAACTTCCTTACTAGCATGCGGTCGGATGTTTCGTTTCTCTTTATTCATTCTATCTTCCTTCTAACCTTTCCTATCTTCAAGAACAAGTCTTGAATTAACTTGCCGTCACTGTCTTAGTTGTACTCCCATTATAAAATTTTAAAACATCGGACGTGGTGTTATACCAGATTTGCCCCTCTACAGGGTTTGAAGGATCACTCGAAACAGCGGGTATTTGAAGTCCTTTTTCAGTTATATATTCTGACATTAGCTCACCGTCACCGTTTTAGTTGTTGATCCCGTATAATATTTTAAAAGACCAGTAGCTGTGTTATACCAAACCTCTCCTTGGACAGGATTAGATGGATCACTAGCTACGCTTTGAACTCTATATCCGTTAATACTTTTGTAAGTTGCCATTATTAATACCTCCTATGGTAGTGTAATTTTTATCGGTTGTAAAATATCGGAACCGCCATTAGAAGGTGCATTTGTTTTTTCCGCTTCCGTTAATGCGTCCCATGCCGCTTTATATTCATCTACTTTAGCATCAGCAATCGCTTGTGCTTCTGCTTTTGGTATCATTGTGCTGCCTACACGAGTAACCCAGGCTCTGCTATCTGCATTATCTTCTGCAACCATAACGTCTCCCGGATAACCAGATAGATTAAAATTATTACGATCTTTACTCGTAATAAATCCTTTTTCTGTACTTGCTGCTACACAATATATATTTGCCATAATTTCCTCTTTAACTACTTGTTATCGTTTTAATTGAATAAGCCGGATCATCAAATTCTTCGCAGTAAGTATTATAAGGCGTTCCCGGAGGAGCCATATTTCCTCCAAAAATTAAGCCTGCAGTTGAAGGTCCATTTTTCGCAGATCCTACATGGGTTCTTCCATATGTCATATCAGACAGTTCAGACCATGATGTTCCATCCCATTTTTCTGTATTACTTACTACTGTCCACCAAGGTGCGACCGGTCCGGTCCAGTTTCCACCAGCAATTAACCCTGACGTATTCTCACCCGATCCTCCTGAACTCATTCTTTGTTGATTTATATTACTTTCTTCACACCAACTTGTTCCATTCCATTGTTCATAGATAGCTACTGCTGCTGGTGGCGGTTCTCCACCGACCGCTGAACCGGCATTTTGAGTACCAAAAGAGCCGGTGTACGCACGACCGGTATTTAGATTATTGTCTTCACACCAACTTGTTCCATTCCATGATTCATTAGCCGTATCTGCGGGACTTCCTCCAAAAACAAGTCCTGCATTTTCAGTTCCACACGATCCTACTGTCGTGCGTCCAGACAGACAATTATTTCCTTCCGACCAAGAAGTTCCATTGTATGATTCATTAGTAGTACCCCCTTGTCCGTTACAACTTCTTCCTGCAACAGATGTTCCAAAAGTGCCTTGATAGGCGTTGGTTGCTAGCATATTTGCTCCTTCAGACCAAGAGGTGCCATCATAAGTTTCATTTGTTTGTAATCTTGAATCTTCCCATCCTCCCGCAGATAGAGCAGCGTTTTGTACTCCTATTCCGCCGGTTCCTTGTTTATTATTAATTAAAGCCCCACCATTAGACCAAGCGCCTACAGGGGTTATATTTTGAACAGACATTTTAAGTACGTTTGAAGCAGAATTATACCAAACTTGTCCTACTGTGTCCTCCACCGTAGGATCAGATGCTAATTTTTGAACTGTATATCCCTTTATACCTTTATAAGTAGCCATTTATTATTTATCCTTCAATAGCCAGCCTTGTGTTGCTCCTGAATATGCTAATGTAAAAGCTGAACGTTCAACGTCAGATGTTAATGTAGCATCGGCTGAAGCGCCTTGTATTTTTTCTCCGCTAGCCGGGGTGACTGTTAAATTGTTTGTGTCAAATGTTGCTGCATAATCTACGAGGGTAACTTCATCTCCAAGTACTCCTGCTGGCAGTGTTACATTACACGCATTCGATGTCGTATCAATAAAATATCCTTCTCCTGCTACAGCTGTTTTAGTTGCTCCTGTAACTACCGCTTGCCAATCTGTTCCACCTGAGTTATCCACCCATGAAAGTACGCCAGCTGTTGTTGATGTTAATATTTGATCATTAGAAGTAGCAACAGCTCCGGGCCATGTAACTGTATAAGTTGTAGTGGTCCCTGCGGCTTGATGAGCAACATATTGGTTGCCCGTAGTATCTTGTAATCTTAAATCTCCTTGAGCTAAAATGTTTAAATTTGTTCCATCTGTTGTTAAACCGGTAGCTCCGCCGAAAGCTCCTGAATTATTATATTGAAGTTGTGTATCTGAACCTGCTACTGATCCAAAATCAGCGCTGGCATCAATACAATTTGTTCCATCTGTATAAATAAGTTTGGTTCCTGTAACTCCTGCCGCCCATGCGACCCCTGTACCAGAAACTGTTTTAAAGGTGACGGTATAAGTACTACCACCTTCTGCATTGTTAACGAGCCACCAGGCTTCAATACTGTCTGGTACCGTTACAACGGCATTCCCAGCAGATAAAGTTCCTGTTAATTTAATAATACGAGTAGATAAGACAGATTCGGAGCCATCAGCTTTTACTAAAGTGACTGTATCATTGTCCGCTAAAGCTTGTGTAGTATAACCCCCTGCGATATTTTCAATCATATCCCAGTTAGTATTAGTTAAATCTCCCCATGTACCGGCTTTTTCGCCGGTTGCCATTTTTTGAATTCCTAAATTTGTATAACTTGAAGGCATAATTAATATTTATAAGCAATTGATAATAGCGTGTCAACCATTATGCCGCTGTTTTATCGACTGCAGACCACGTTACAGAGGTTCCTTTATCGACTGGAGCCCAAGCAAAAGCCCCGCCTCCAGCATCTGCCGTAGCTGTTAATTCAATGCCATCTGGGTAAACATAAGCATGTCCAACCAGGCTTACATCTCCTAAGCTTCCTGTTAATCCTATTCCTGTTACCGCTACATTAGTAAGTAATTCAACGGTAGCTGTTCCTATTCCCGAAGTTCCTGCCACACCTGTTGGGATAATGGTAATATCAGTGTAGGCTCTTTCATCTCCTAAAGAAGCCGTCATCCCTATACCGGTAACACTAACGGTTCCCGGTCCTACAACAAGAAGGGTTCCAGCTGTAGAGGTTGCGGATACTCCTGTTGGAGTAACAATTTCATTTTCTAAGATGGTTACATCTCCAAGAGAACTTGTTAAAGAAACACCTAGAGGAGTAACTGCATAGGTTCCCGTAGGTGATCCTACGGAAGCAGTTGTTCCTATACCTGTTGGACTTACAATGGCTCCAGCAACAACGGTTAAAGCTCCAAGGGAAATGGTTGCGGAAACCCCGGTTGGTATGACACTGTAGGCATCACCCCATGCTTCATTGCCCCATGAGTCTCTACCCCAGCCAACTTCAATATCATCTTCAACAGTAGTATCTCCAAGGGAAGCAGTAAGTCCTATTCCTGTAACATCAACTTCTTCATTCTCAACGTCAGTTCCCCAACTATAATCACCCCAGAATAAACGTCCCCAACCTGAATGATTATAGGCGATAGCATCTCCTGCCGAAGAAGTAAGTCCTATGCCTGTAACCTCTACGGTCGCAGTTCCAACTTGATCGCCCCAGTCAAGTTCGCCCCAAGTGAGACGTCCCCAACCTGAATTATTATAGGCAATCGCTTCTCCCGCAGAAGAAGTTAGTCCTATTCCTGTAAGTGTGATTGTAGTATTAGATTGTTGTCCCCAGTTTCCTATCCCCCAGGAAGTGCCGGATTCATTCCAACTGTTAGCCATTGGAGGTTACCTCCTTAGGCTATTCTTAAGATAGCTTGTGTGTCCGTAACTGCAGGGAATTGAACTGTGAATGTTCCAGCTGTTGAAGTTTTATTACCGCCAAAATTTAAAACACAAACCGCTTTTTTCTTTGTAGAACTGGAAAAGTTATAAATAACTGCGCCCTTAGCTGTGATCGTTGCTGTTTCCCAAGAGACATTTCCAAAATCAACACACGCTGTATCGGTTTCTAGTGTAACTAATTGACTAGCTACTGCTAATTTTTTTCCACCAGCGGTGTAATTGGTTCCAGAAGATTCCTGAGTTGTGCCGTAAGAAGTAGTCGATTTATTTATTGTTGCTCCTGTAAGATACAGTGCAATTTTATAAACCTGTGTACTAACCCCAAAGTCGTGTTCAGCTTCTAAAACTTCAGTTTTAAAACTATTACATACTGCTGTTGTAACTGCCATAAGATCTCCTATTTAGTTAAACCCGAATCTGTCGTTGATGGAGTATTAAGAGGGATTCTAATCGTACCACTTGTGTAGTCTCCTCTTCTTCGTCTTCCAATTTGTTCAAGACCGAATTTATCTACCTCTTGTTTATATCGATTTTCATAATATGTCAACATATCCATTGGTCCTTTTAAAAATCCAAAAGCTTCAACCAGGCAAGCATAAAGAAGACCATTTCCAAAATTCTTACTGATAAAAGTACTTGTTGGTGAGCTAGAGTCTAAACCTGTTGGCATTTTTATATATTCTGATTCAACGGTATAAGCTACATCCGGAGCAGGGGCTATTTTCCAGTATCCAGGGGTAGTACCGGATCCTCCATCGTACATGGCATAATATCTAGGTTTTGCGCGTGCAGCCACGGTGCTTGTATCTTGGCTATATTCATCTAACATGGTTTGATCCACTTTTTGTAAATACCACATGTTGTTAGAGCTATCCGTTAGTTTAAGGGCCCTAGTAATTAAACCAGATGTAGGGGTATTATAAGTCGTCTGTCCCACAACTAAAACTGCCGTATCAAAATAACGATAAGCATCAATATTAACATCCCTGAAAATTCTTTCTTCAGCGTTCTCAATGAATTGATCCGTAATCGTAGAAGTAAAAACCGAGGTTCCTACTTCAGTATAATTCTGAATCGCTGTGGTTAATGTTGCGTAAGTAAAGTTAGCCATTATGCTTTAAATGTGACAGGTCCAATCGAAACGGATCCGCCTCCTCCTTGTGTAGTTCCATTTGTAGCAGTTCCACTAGAAACTGTAAACTGATAATTATTATAGGTTTGAGCATACGTGCTTCCATATTGTGAAATAACATGTCCCGCTGCCTTACAAATTTCTGAACCGGTGATTCCATCAAAACTAGGAACATCAGCATAAGTTGCAACCGGATTTGTAGAAGTTCCTGTTCCAGGAGCTACTGTAGGGGGTCCATAGAATCGATAGGTATTTCCCATCGTACGAGAATGTCCTGGTTGATAAACTCTAACAACTGAAGTTCCAGCTGTTGTTGTAAAAAAAGGATTTCCCTGTAGCATAGTCATTGTTTCAAATTCTGTTCGTGCAGTTCGAGGATGCATTAAAGCTTGAGGATCTCCACCTGTTACTTTCAATTCTAATTGAGGAGATTTTTTTTCAAACTCTGAAATATGAACCCATGCACCTGTCCATTCTCTAACCATTTCCGTATAAGGATAAGCTTGTCCATCCCGATCTGAAATTGCCAAAGAGTATTTACCTTGTGAAAATCTTGCTGTCATTCACTACCCCGCTGGATAATAAGATTGAGGGGTTACAAAAGTACTAGAAGCTGAACCATCTTCAGCGAGAGCTCTAGCTAATTCATCTTCATAAAGAAGTTTGAACTCTTGTGTTCTAGCTGGATTAATTTTCTGACTTAAATAAAAAGCTAGTCCAGAAATTAAAGGTGGAAAAAATCTGTAAGGAACATCTCCTGTACGAGAGTAAGCTGAAAGAGTGTCTGAAGCTTGAGAATCTGGGTGCGCAATACCTGCATCAAAAATTCTTTTTACGTAATAAAGGTTTAAATATTTACCAGCTTGTGAGCTGCCTGGAGTTATGTAGAGAGTAACAGTTGTTTTATCAATAAATCTTTGAACCCAGAATTGAGAAGGTTGCCCTTCAGCATTTTTATTAGCGAGAGCCGCATAAGTTGCTCTATCAATTTTGGTTAAGCTAACATCATTTTGACTGGTTCCGGTTCCACTCCGATAAGCTGCAGTTAAAATATCAGTGGCATTATAAACATAAGCCGAAGAACCATCGGTTGTTGCTGGAAAGGTAGTAACAGAATCTCGTATTGTAGAATCCCAATAAATGTCATATTGACGTTGAGATTCGGTAAGATAAAGACTTGTATTGGCTACTTCCCAAAAATGAATTCCTCTATTTCCCCATTCACTTAGTAAAATATTAAGGGAAAAAAGAGCAGTTCGTAAGCTCATCCCAGATGTTAATTGTACATTACATCTTTCATAAGCTTCTTCGATGCATTGAGAAACTGAAGGGTTAAATGCAACTGTTGAGGATGTCGCCATTTAGTCCTCCTTACGATTGCCAAACTATCGTACAAGAATCACAATTAGTTAAAGCTACGTATATTCCGTCGGGACATAAAATCCCATTTTGAGGAATGTATATATCTAAGCCGCCAACTTCCGCCGCGCTTCCAAACTTAGCTTGGAAAACAATATTAGCTGCTACTACTGCGGTACCATTATAAATTTTAACAATAGCTTCAGCTGCACTTGGATTTGCATTAACCGCTTTTAAGCGAGCCCGTCCAATATAGCTTGTGCTTCCCGTATAAGTTTCAACTCTTCCTGAACTTGTTACAGTAGATGATTTAACATCAGTAACTCCGCCTGCGTATCCCATAATTTTATCTCCTTAGTCGTGAGCTCCCGAAGGAGCTCACATTATTTTATTAAGCCAGGTTGTTATTTTGAATGTAAGTTACAGTCAAAGTTGCAACGCCTGTATCTGAAGTTGTAGCAGAAGAGTCAGTAAAGATTTTTACATCTGTACTTCCAATATCTTCCCACTCATCAACATCTGCAACGGTAGCTTGCGAACATAATTTAATTTTGTTGTTCGTAGTAACAACAACACCTGTACACAGTTCA